GATGGTGATCGAGGTGATGGTGTGGGGCTGTTCATGGTTCGCCTCGGACATCAGGGCGATGGTCACGTTCGTCCCGAGTCCGTTCAGATCAAGTTGTGCAGAAGCCTGTGAGGCCGCGTCCCAATAGAACTGGTCCCAGAAGACCGTGTCCCAGAACCCGCCGCCGCCTTGTATGGTCAGGCTGGCATCCTGTCCGCCGGGGGTGTCCGGGTTGCCGTAGCTGTAATCTGAGGAATACGTCAGCGTGGTTTCCGGGCCGCCGTCTGCCACGTCCAGAAGCGCGCCGTGGTATCGTTTCACTGTGTTGGGGGCGCCCTGATGCAGAAAACTGAGGCGCAGGAAGGCTTCCAGATCCTCCCCATCCCAGGATTTCCCGGCGTCAATCTGATAGACGAAGCCATCATCTGACCCTGCCATCAGGATCTCTTCCCCGTTGGCCGCTTCGCCCGAATAGACGCAGGAGGGGGTGAAGTTCACCTGAAAGGGCATGCTCTCCGGTTCCTCGCGCCCAAAGTAGACAGAGATCCCAGAGCCATCTTCATAAAAAAGCCGGTACTGGTTCTTGCCCCTGACCCGCATCGCGCCGACCACGCCAACCCCGCTTTCGCGCTTGCTTCTGATCAGGGGTTCGATCAGGTGGGTGGCGGTGCCGACGTTCCAGTCTCCGAAGGTCTCGGCCGCCGACAGGCTGCGAACCCCAAGGTCATCAAGGAAGTAAGGTTCCCCGACCACGGCGAGTGTACCGGCCACTGCACCGCTATCCTCAGAGATATCTTTCAGCACGAAGTCAGCGCTGCTGGTGCCGGTCAGATAACTGATCTTGTTCCGGCCGGTGATCACGGTTGATGTCTTGGTATTGGCCTTCAGACCGGTCAGATCCTCACCGAACCCGATTTCCGCAGCACCATCCAGCGCATCAAACGACAGCGGCAAACCAGTGCCGGAATTCAGAACAGCGCCCCCTGCAAACCCAAGAAGCAGGTGGTTGGAATGGCTGCCCACATATTGCGGCTTGTCCATGCCCGCCGGAACCCCGGTCCGGATCGGAGCCAAAACAGAGCCGTCCCATTCATGAGCCCGCCCCTCACCGTTCACGAAATACAGGCGCCGCAGGTTCGAAGACCCATAGAAGTTGTGGGAGACCGAATTATATTGCCCGCCCGGCGGCAAAGTGATCGCGGACTGCCCGCCTGACGTTGTCGCAGACCCTCCGGCCCCGTCAGTGATGGTTTCTGAACCAAACGTGCCAGAGACCCCCGACAGCACCAGATAGCCTGCTGCCGTGGAACCCCATGACCCGGATTGCTTTACTACCCGCTCAACCGTGGCTGTGGCCCCTGAGGTGCCCCCGGTGAGCGTTTGCCCTTCGGTCAAAGCTGCGGTGCCCGACGTGAACTCCAGGGTGTGCCCGAAACTCTGGGCAACCCAGCCGGACGAGGTGGCCTTGTACATGATCGCCTGCGTCTGACCCGCATTGTCCCGCCAGCTGTACTTGTCGCCCTTATAGAGCGCGACCCCAAGAACCGGCCCGGCCCCGGGCAAGGGCTGAATGTTGGCGCGCAGCTTCGAAACTGCAGCCAGCAGGTATTGTGAGTTCTCTTCGTCAGTGGGGGCTCCGCTCTGGATCACCGCGCCATCCACTGTGGCCACGTTGCTGGCCGAGACCTCAATCCCTTCATCATCCTGGAAGGTCCCCGACAGGTTGTAGATGGGCACATACCCGGCGGCATCCCCATCACCCCATGTCCCGGATGTCACCACTGCGCCAGAGGCGGCAAGCGCCGTCGCCCCGGATGTGTCCCCCGTCAAGGCATCGTCTTCAGAAATCTCTGTGGAGCCACTGTCGAAATGGAGGATGTGATAGACCGCCGCAGAAGGCTTGGGGCGCCCGTCCAGCCGCTCATAGCCAGTGGCGCGCCGATAACCCCGCGCCTCAGACTCATAGTTCTGTGCTGCAATTGCGCGGCCCGGGGGAACCTCAATTGGCTGCGTGACGAGATCAAGTCCGCCGCGCATCACCACAGTCTGCTGACGTTGCATCAGGCGAAGCTCTTATCGAGGGACCAGCTGGGCAACTGATGCTCCCTGAGAGGCTGCATCACCTGAGCAAAGTTCACGGCCCAGTGCGGCTGCTGATCAAATGCCTCGTCGTGTTGCCCCATAAGCATCAGGGCCTTCCAGACGACCGCAGAATGAAACTCTTCCGGCATTTCAGGAACGTCCGTGTTCCCGGTCAGGATCTGCGGTGACTTACGATAACGGCCCCGAATTGTGTAAACTGCATCAGGGATCGGATAGAGCTGGATCCGGTTCTGCTCATCCACAGTCAGATAAATGGGCTTACCAGTTGCACTGGCTGCGCCCCCGACCAGGACGTTCTGGCGAAAGTAGTTCCAATCCACAAACGTCAGGAATCCCTCATCGGACTGGCCGGATGCCTTCAGATAGACTGAAAACATGGACTGGGCATCCGGGGTGTCGAAGATCCAGCGGGAAAACCGCTCAGTGATCCCCATCGCCGCCGAATTGTACTCCCGAACGTTGGCGATTGTATCGCCCGAGAAGTCGGCGTTGAGCCAGCGCCACTGATTTTCTCGCTGGATCTGCTCATAGGCCGTCCTGACCCATCTGACGATCTTCAGCAGGCGGCCGGTTTGCCCCGCCACCGATGACGGAGAGGCCCCGATATTCGGGACCGTTCCGCTTTCGGTGGCTGCATCCTGACAAAGCTCCAGATAGGTGGGCATCAGGCCGCCTCATCCTCGAACACGTCGCCGCCGGTGGGGACCAGGACCGAAAGGTCGTAGGACTTGACCATGGTGGGCTCTTTCAGGCCGCCCATCAGGTCGGCGCTCTGGTCGTATTCAGGGTAGTGGAATTCCTCCGCCTGCATCAGCACTTCCACGTATTTCAGCGGGACAGCGCAATCGGTGTTCCGCGGAATGTAGATAGCCCGCCCATTGACCGAGACAGGCACCGGTTCATCACCGCCGGGCTTGGCCGAAACAGGGATCCGGATCTTCACATGAGGCTGCGGGACAGGCTTCTTGCCAGCCGGGACATCGGTTTCCATCTTGGGGCGACCGGGGCGTTTCGGATCTTCGACATAGAAGGTCTGCCAGGATCCGGAGAGGCCCACCTGAGAGACCTTCCTTGCACCATCGCCGGGCATCTCGGCGGGAATGTCATCGAGGTTGTACCCGACCGCGCGGATCTTTCCGATCAGCGTCGGCCCATTCATCGTCCGGGAGGTTTCCAGCCCCAGAACTGTTTCAGCAAAGCTGCGCAGCTGCTGAGGCGTTGCCTCTGAAATCGGGATGCGTTTGGTCATAGATCAGTCCTCTTTCAGCTCGAACGTGATGCCGCCAACGTGGTTGAGGGCATCCAGGGCTTCTTTCGGGAGTTCGGTTTCTGTTCCGACGCGAAGGCTGAACTGGCCAACCCCGTGGATATGCAGCGGGAGCGGGTCACAGGCCGACTCTGTCAGTGTCAGGCGAACCGTTCCGGGCGCGACTTCTTCAGCAGTTTCGCCGGCCATCTCGGCCAGGAAGGTGTCGCGGGTCGTTGCGTCGATGCCGCTGTGTCCGGCAGCTTTCAGTGCCGCATTCAATGGCTTCATCTTTGGCAGGCCGTCAGCTGTCTCGTCTTCTTTGGTGAGCGATGAAAGCGCGGCTTTGAATTCAGTCAGCGTGAGATCCATTGAAGGTTCCCCCATGAAAAAGGCCCGAGGTTTCCCCCGGGCCTGTTACGTCAATTGGCGAGGCGATTAGCCTTCGCCGTAGGCGATCCAGAACAGCGTTTCAGAGCTGACATTGATGTCGGCGTCCGTGCCGATGGTGAACCCCTGCGAGGTCGCCCCCTGGGTCCCGTCGTAGGCGGTGATCCCGTTTGCGGTGACCTTGGTCAGCGCCGGGGTATCGTTCAGCTTGACGCCTGCGGCGGCCCCCATGCCTGACCACCATTCCAGCATGCCGGGATCATCGAAGTTGACCACTTTGACATAGGTCGGCGTGAACCCCAGTTCGACGTTGATTGCGGAACCGGTGCCTTCGACCGTTCCGGATGCGATATGACCCTTGAACATGTCGGGCCTCCTTTCGTCAGATTGTGCAGAAATGCAAAAAGGGCCCCCCGGAGGCGGCCCAATTCATCAGGATCAGAGGTCGGTCACGCCGCACTCCAGCCGGGCCATCCACAGCTCGTTCAGACGAACCGAAGCGAACCAGGTTTTCCAACCCACGTAACCACGCTGGCCCAGAGGGTCATCCTTGGTCTTCTGGTTGGGCGGAATGACCGACGGGGCCACCGCGCCCTGCCCTTTCAGTGCGACGTTGCCATAGGCTTCCTTGCCGAAATACAGCACCGGGTAGACGTCCACATTGGTGGCATCCTGCGCGACCATGCCGTTCAGCGTTGCGGAACCTGCCGCCAGGAAGGCGTCCAGATCGGGGGACAGAACGTAGCGCACGTCTTCGACCGATCCGATTTCTTCCTCGCACATGGGCTGGCGCTGACCGTATTCAGCCACCGGCGTGAACCCGGACAGGTTGCGGATGTCCGCCTCCAGATCGGTATGTGCCACAGCCACGAAAGCCGCCTCCACAGCCCGGGTTTCATAATCCGGGGACGGAGAGAGCATCTTGGTGATCTTCGACGCTTTCTGGGCCTTCAGGGCGCGCGTGACGGCGCGCTGCTTGTTCAGAGTGATCGCGGTGTTGACGTCGCTGCGCGCCGTGCCGTTGGCATAGAACACATTGGTCCCACCGCGAACAACGCCCCACATCAGCGCCTCAGTGGTCCGGCCGATGTTTTCGCCCGCCTGTTCGGTGGCATCGTTCAGAACCGGGTCCTCGTGGGTGTCCTCGATCACATCGGTGATGCCGACGACCATCCCG